CTCTAAATACTTATAACAAGTAGGAGGCTTATGCTTATTACCATGACCCCACCTACCACCAGTATCAGGCGGGATTTCATGTACATATATAGCGTAATCATGTCCACTTTCATTTAAAGTAGTACCTAATCCACCGTATTTTATAGTTATCTGTATTCCATCCCTACGCTTTACTTTTTCCTCACGTCCAGATTTAGCTAATGCTAGTGTATCTTTTGGAACGAGAAATTGTGATCTATGGTAAATCCTAGACGATACAGTATTAGCAAATTCAGTATTACCTGTTTTAGCAGCAATTTTTACACGACTAAAAGCATCATGCAAAGATTTAGCCTGCATTTTATTCCATCGTATACTAGCAGTATCCCTCATAAAAAATTCACCTCTACAGAATGTATTGCTCCATCACTACTATCAGGCCAGGTAGTAACAGCAGCTACTTTTCTTGTAGAACCACCATATTGACTAGGTAAAGTTATTTTATCGTCTGGTGCTATCATAACTCCATCAGTATTTATAAATGCAGTAGTTGTTGAAATAACCTCTTCTTCTTGAGTACGTACTAATTTAACCTTATCTATAATAAGAGCTTTCCACGGACCTTGAACTATTGAACTATATATAGGAGTACTATACGAATCACTACCAGTTTTTACATTTACGGTAACTGTATATGGCATCAATCTATCAAATATTTCATGTGTTGCTGAAGGCATAATTACCACCACCAACGACTATTATTATTATATAAAGAAGTAGATACTTCACGATTTTCAAACATCCTAGACCGCATATACATAGCTGGAAAACTCATATCTTGTGCAAGTTCTTCTATATCAGCTATACTAACACCAGGCAAAATATCACCTATGTTAAATATGCTGTGCTTCATACCTAAATTTCTAAGATGTTTAGCTAGATCGGCCCACCCTTTCATAACAGCACTACTATCTGTAGAGAGCGGGCCGACCGTAACTCTGCCTATAAGAACAATATAAGAACTTGATAAATTTTCAGCACAACCAGCACCCGCTAAATATATATTCTGACCATCTATATCTAATGCAAAAGTTATCTCAGAATCAGTAACAAGCGTATCCACTTTTGTTCCACCCAGCAACCACCTGACCTGTTGCAAGGCCGAAGTACCTAGCTGAGTCGAATCATACATAAGTGGATCACCTCCCTACTTAACGCGAAATCTTTGGTAAGTAGTTCCAAGAGCAACAGCAGGCTTAGCCTTATAAAAGGGACCATTCTCATGACGGACAAGAAGATCTACATTATCTCCAGTATTATCAACAAGAACAACTGCATCGAACCAACTACCTTCACTAGTTCGATATTCGACTACTTTTCCTACTGCATAAGATGCCATCACTCCTCCTAACTGACAACGCCAGAAATGAAAGTACCAAGGTCAGTAGCAACAGTCTTAAGTGAGAAAGCCATTTCGCCCTCAATACGCTCTGAAGCGTTAGCTTCCATACGGAAACGCTTCATACGAGTACCAAAAGCAGAAGCTCCCATATAACCATTCCAAGAAAAAGTATAACCAGCACTAGGCTGTTGAAGTCCAGGGCTAGGATTAGAATAACAAAGGAAGGCATGTTTACCAACCATGAAACTAAGACTAGCAGGACTAGGATTAACTGCCTCAGTAGCAGTATTCTCCGTAGCCCATGCAATAAGAACATTATCGATCCCAAGAGCAGAGGCAACTAATGCCTCGTCCAAGAAAGCACCACCAGGACGAGTGTACTTAATACGATCTATAATCTCAGCATGGTTCTTTAATACAGGCCAAACACGAGCACCAATTACTAAAGTGTTAGGCTTAAATCCAGTCTTCTCTTTCATATTTACAACTTGTGCATAAATATCTTCCATCGGAGTAGATCCAGCAGCATCCCACTGCTTAACTTGTCCTGAAGAAGGAGAACCAGAAACACCAGTAAGATCAGTGTCCCAAATACCAGTAGTAAAGTAATTGCTTAACCATAATTTATCGCGCTTACGCATAAGCTGGTCAGTAACAAACTTAGTAGCATCCGCATCAAGCGAGAAAATACTATCTGCATTCGCACGAGTCTGATCATCAATATCCTTATGCAACGCATAGACGTCAGCATAGTAGCTATCAGTCGTTACGTTCCAACCAGACCCGACCGACTCAGCACCAGGAGCGCGCTTCTGTGCGTCAGTCCTAAACCAGTCACCTTTATTATACTTCCAATACAGATCAGATTGTTTCATAACTGGTACATTCTTAAAAACTTTATCAGCAATATATTCAGTCTGATCAGCAAAATAGGCAATAGATAGGTTAGATAATGGAACATTTACATGAAGATCGCTGGGGGTTGGATTAGCCATCCTAATTCACCACCTTTCTTTTAGGAAATTTTTCCGTGACTAAGAAGCATGGTAACTATATTTCCAGCAGTAGAAACAGTATCTAATGCAATACCATAATACTCATCACCAGAAGTGGTAGTAGCAACAGCCTGTCCACCAGTCGTGGGCTTTAACTTATCTCCAGCAGTAATAGCAGCAGATGCCACGATACGAGTAATACCATCTACAACAATAGTAGCAGCACTACCAACGCGGTTAGGCTTATTCTGAAGAACACCAACTACTGGATCACTGTGAAGAGTAGACACATCCACCCGTTGCGCGACAGTAGTCTTCTTCAAGAAACAAAACTGATTAGAAGAAAGATCAACAGCAGCTTCTTGGGTAAAGATAAAATCTGGAGCTTCCCCAGCCAAAGTACTCACATCCTTTCAAATTACTTAGAGTTCGCCTCGTTGTAAAGTTCAGGATTAGCAGTAAATACTGCCTGCATAGCCTTTGCTTTAGCAACTTCATCACTAACACCATCAGTCTTAAACTTCTCTACTTGCTCTTTAACAGCCTTCTCAATCTTGTCACCTATATCAGATGCAGGACCGCCACCAAGGCCAGCAGCTCTAAAGAGATTGGAGTCTTTAGCAACAAGTTGAGCAGCTTCCATCTGAGCCGCAAAAGCCTTAGCGGCATCTTCGCCAATCGACTTTTCTACAGCCCTAAGATTAGCACCAATTTCTTCAGGCTTACCTGGAAGATGAGTCCAGGTCTTTGCAACCGCTACCCATTTTGCAGTTTCTTTTTCCTCTTTACCCTTTTCAATTTCAGCAAGAAGATTAGCCTGAGAACTAAGAAGTGTCTTAAAAACTTCCTGAACAGCGGGATCAGTAATACCCTTTATAACTTCAGTAGGATCTTCAGTTTCCGCAGACTTCATAGTAGTAGCATTGCCAGTGCTCTTCTTACTTCCAGTAGATTTAGCACCACCAGTAGACTTTTTACTCCCACTAAACCTAGAATTACCACTAGTTTTTACATTAGCTCCGCCACCACCAAAAGGCTTACCAAATCCTTTTCTAAAATCTCCAGTAGTTTCATTAGTTTGCTCATCTACCTCTTCCTCTTCCTCTTCCACCTCCTCTTCCTCATCTTCCAATAATTGATAAGTTTGATCCTGTCCGTCATCATCTTTTACGATTAAAGTTTTCTTCACGTTTTTCTTCCCCTCCTTCTTATCATCATCTTTATCATCTTTAAGATCATTATCACCATCACCATCTGGATCAATATTAGTTGGAGTGGCTTTTTTCTTAGCTTGATTATCTGACATCTTAACTACATCAACCCAATTATCAACACGTCCAGCTACTAAATCTGCATGATCTTGTAAAAGCTTAGCTACATCTTGACGAGTACCACCATCATCAATAACCTTATTTATCTCAGTACCTAAATTCAATACATTAGTTAAAACTTCTCCAGTAACTTGTGCTGATTTTCCATACTTCATGGCACCTCTTTTCTTGCCCTTTATTTTTAACGGGACAGGTACATGTACATCCCCCGCGTCAGGACCAGATTTACTTGTACTACTAGGAATTTTCAATCCTAATTTAGTACATGCCTGCCGTATATGTGCAGTAACAGAATCTGAAGAGTGAGACTTTGAGTTATTTCTTAATCCCCAAGCATCATTTACATCTGATTGATTTCTAATTGGATAAGATCCATCTGAGAAGGCATTACCTTTTTTAGCCGCAATATCTCTTTCACTTTTAGGAATATAAGTTTTATAAAATTCTTCAGCGCATAAACCAGTAGATGACTTAGCAAGAACAATATCAGCATCTTGGTTAGCCCCTACTTTAACAAAGCTAACCTCATCATAGACAACAGGGGTTAGCTTCCACCTAGACATTATTTATTTTCCTATCCAGCCTGTATTACCAGCCCCAGTTTCTTTTACATATAATGATGTACCAGCACCACCATTAGTACGAGAATAAAGAGATCCTACAGTAGCCGTAACGACAGTCTCAGGGCTACCTGTACCAGACGTCCAAGTGACTCCCGCTGGTACGGCTACAGGCCCTGTAGCCCCCGTAGGACCGGTTGGACCAGTAGCTCCTATAACAGCTGAATCAGCGGTATCAAAAGCAGTAAATTGAGCAATAAGCTCGTTGACAGTGTTATAACCTATACCACTACGATCTAAGTTAGTACGCAAACCATCTCGTAAGGCCATATCACTCCTCCTCTATAAGAGTCCGCCTTCCAAGGCCGTGCACACTAAGCTGCTTATAAGTGCCATCTTTTACAAGATCCCATACGTTGTCGTCGTTTACCCGCATTCCAATCCACCAAGCAGTAGGCAATGAATCAATAGGTAAACCCATCTTCTCCAGCTTCTCCGGGGTAACAACAAAAGACTCGACTAATTGGGCAACTCCTTTCTTTACGTGCATTTCTCCACCATCACGACAATCTTGGACAAATGTATATGCAACGTCTTCCATTGCCTCAATGTCGTGCAATTCGTCACCCTGAAGATCAGCTACAAGAGAACCATCCCGGCGCTTAGCTACTGAGGCCCAACCGAAAGCGAGCCGCTTATCCGTGTCGATCTTGGAAATCGGCACGTCAAGGCGGAACTCTCTCAGGTCCAGATCAAAGCCATGATCCCGCACAGAAGTGATAGTAGCACGATCTTTATTAACTTTCCCACTGCTAGCCTTGAGCTTTTCCCATTCAGCTATTGCTGCACTAGCTTTAGCACTAGTAGCAGCAGTGACTCCACCCCCACCACTAGCCCATACCTTGCAGCGGGATACAGCCGTAGCTATAGCATGTGAAATAGACATCCCCCTTTCCTCATTAAGATCAGTAGCAATTTCACATATGTAGGCTGGTAGACCACCACGATCTTCAACCCAATTACTTTTAGGCGACCTGTCGAGACTGCAACCTGCCATGATCACCACCTACCAAAATAATCTTGCATCGGCATGATGGGTGTAAAGGTGAAGACGCTATATAGAATCCCTCAGGCGTAAGAAACATCCAGTCTACAGGCGTTGTTTGTCCATTCATATGTAAGCAACGCTTACAAGTCCTAGCATCTATTTTAGCTTTCCATTCCATTCTTATACCAGGATGTAAAACCCCGTTAGCTATAGCTATCTTCCAAGCAATCAGTTTAGCAGCAGCTTCCCACTTAACAGATTCTGTACCAGCTATGATCCCTGCCCGTTGCATTCGATACCGATTAGCATCCCTTATAGCCAACATAGGATTACTGCTAAATGTATTAATAACAGATTTAGTTTGTACAGTATTCAATCCAATTACCATTTCTAACAATTTAGGATCATCAATACCACTCATACGCACTAAACGTCTTGATAATTTCATCTGAGAGAATAACCATAAGTTAGTATCTTCTGCTAATTTACGTACTCCTAATCTAACTTCTTTTAATATTTCAGGATTATAAATATCTACGCCATGTAAATTTTCATGAACTGTATTATAAACTATCTTCCATACATAACTAGAAATTTCAGAAATATTACTAATTTTAAATTTACGTAATCTACTAATATAAAATTCATAAATATCTGGTCGCAATTCATCAGCGGTACTCATTATAAACTACAATATGTAATAACCATAAGAAAACCAGGGGATCCATTACCTCCAGCACCAGAATTATTACCGTTTAATGATGCACCACCGCCACCTCCACCACAACCATATTTTTCAGCAGCGGCACCAGTTTGAGCAACAGTTGTACTAGATGCTGCACCACCACCTGGCCCACCCCAACCAGTTAAATATAAAGTTGAAGAATTTGTATTACTTAAAGTATATGATGCTGGTAAAGTAGAATCTACTAAACCTCCAGCACCTCCTCCTATATTATTTTTACTTCCTCCCGATCCACCATTATTAGCAACATTAGTAGTAGTTATACCACCACCAGCACCTCCACCAGAACCAGCGTAGTTTATAGAAGAAACACCATTAGCACCTACACCACCACTTGTACTAGCTGCACCACCAGCACCACCAC